TGTTACGACGCAACTTCCCGGTAATCTTTGGAGTATGCTCACGCACGCGGTCACGAAAATGTTTAGCAGCTTGTCTTGTTGATGCCCTGACAACTTTTTTTTGAAACTTTGGCGGTAATGCCAATAGTCTTTTGGCAACTTCCTCGAAGCCTGTCACGGCAATCATGCTTGCACTTCCTTGCAATACAATTGCGTAACTTTTCTATATTTATGCTGTACCTTTTTTATGTCGTATGAAACAGATTCGTAAACAATTCTCATGTTTTCATGGACTGTTTGCAAATAACGTATTTCAACCGCTAAAACAGACGCGCCAACCTCAACAGATTGCAACATCATATCGCTTGCAGTAGACATCAATATTCTGGCGCGAACTGTTGTCAGTTTGTTCCAGGTATCAACCTGTTCACCATAAGCGTTTACTGTATAAGACCCAGGCTGATAAACATCAATTGATTCTTTTAATGCGCCAGCTCTCACAAGGTACGCACCCGGTAAAAAGCCAACAAGGACTCAACACCAAACGGCAGATCAATGACGCTATTATTTGCATTCGCAATGACCACGCTCTCGCGGTTTTCATACCAGTGGCCGATCATCAACAATATGGCTTGCTTTAATGGCTGCGGTACAACATCTGAATACCCGGTCACATACGTGATCTGTACGGACTCATGTTGTTCACGCACTATTGGCCAAAATTTGCCCCAACCAAGCTCTACTTGATTCGTACTGGTGCGGATATCATATTCGGTATCAGCTAATGTTTGTCTCGTGCCATTTGCATCCAGATACGTAATAGAAGTGATCGATGCTAGCGGCGGGTGCGGCAATTCGATATCGTCGCCTTCCAGCTTTTCACCATATAACACCCAGGTCTGCGGCATAATGGAACGCCCGGTATAGTCCTCAACACTTTCACGGGCCGCTACAATCAGATCAGTGATTAATGTGTCGTCGTCCGTTGCTGTCACACGACTATGCAGTTTCGCCTCTGATAGCGTTACCGGCTCACTGGTAGGATCGACTGTTCGACGTGCGATCATTCAACTATGGCCTTCCTACGCCGTTTAATCACTGCTTTCTGGCGCTTATGCGTAATAGCTTCACATACCCCGCTTTCAATCCACATTGCGGCCAGCTTGTTTTCAATTTCACATTCTTCCTTTGGTGCATGACTGAAATCATTACCAGCAATGCCTTGTAAGAATCGTACTTTCATCTTCTACCCCCAGAATTGAGGGGCCGCCGGAACGACCCCTCGTTTCAGGCTTAAACTGCGCTATTTGCGTAATATTTGATTGGGTGTGTACCCGCATCAATCAGATCGCCGTCATGACGACTGAATGCAAAGAAACCCACCTGGCGATACTCGGCATAACGCTCAGCCAGACGCATCAGAGAGATACCCCGAACGTCACGGATCACGTATTTTTTGAAATCACCAAACAACAGCGACTTGGCATTTGCGGCCATTGCAGCCACATCGTTGTTGATGGTGTACCGATAGCCCAGTATGGTTTGAGGCGCACCCCCGGCAAGCTCAGGAACCCACAACGGCAACGAATTACCATCTTTGAGTTTCTTCAGCACTTTGATACTGGAATCGTTAGCCATCCATGTCGAATTTTTCCGATAGTTCGGATCAACAGAATGCTCCAAGTCAACCAGGTCATCATAAATAATGCTGGTGGTCTGGCCGTTCGCGCCAGTCTTACCCAGAGTTGATGCAGTTACCACACCATTGGGCTGTGCAGTGCCAGTACCCGTTGTGAAATGGGTATTGGTGATCCGCGCCAGGCGTTCTGCCAAGATACCAGATAACAAGCCGCTAACATCAAACTCACTATCTTGCATCATTTCCAGTGATACCAGTACCAGTTTCGAGGTATAGGTGTACGAACTAAACAACACCTGGCCAAAAACAACATCTTTAGTCGTGTCTGCCGCGTTTTCACTGATCAGAGCGCCCGTGTTGCTGGTATCATTTGTAGTTACCCAGGGCATGTCTCCACCAGTTGATGTCGGAATAACTCGTGCGACTTCACGCATACCACCGAAAGCCAGCATGGCTTTTTCAATCTCCTTGTGGAAATCTTCTGCCACGGTGTACCCACCAGCGGTATTAGTGCCGACAGACTGCGCCCGCTGCTCGATCATGGCTCGACGCTCTGGACTTAATGCGTTCAATCCACGACGAATATACTCACCAAAAGCATCACTGTAAGTATCACGCTTTTCCGCTTCCTTTACATCCGGATCGTTACGTGCGGCCTTCGGCGCAACATCCAAAATAGCGGGAATATCGCCCAGCCGTTCCAGTTCATTATGGCGTTTGATCTGATCATCAATTTTGCTGACCGCATCAACCATTTCATCCCATTTTGTGGACTCTTCATCGGTGAATCCACGTGACTCAGCTTTGGCCTTGTCGTTCATATCACGCATGGCCTTAACGACTTCAATGCGTTTGTTTTGTAATGCTTTCATGATATATACCTCATGTCTAATGGTTTATTTACTGCGTTGCTGTCCAATCGGAAAGCCGACAGACATAATTTGAATTTCTCGTTGCCGGTATGCCGCCTCAATTTCAGACTGTTTCTTGAAAAAGGCATCCATACTGCGTTTGCCAACAGTGGCGTCGGGATAGGCGGGAAAAGTTACCGGGGAAACATCCAGCAATTCCGATACTTCGATAATGGTGCGAATGACATTACCACCGCTTTCGTCCCAGTGGTCTTTTCCAACCCGAAACCCAAAACTAGACTGTGAGATGTCACCCCGTGCAATGGATGTATACAGATCACGGGCAACTTGCGTGTCAGGCAGATTCACGTCGTAAACCAAACCAGCCTCATCGACTGATAAAGCCATCGTACCGGCTTTTGTGCGGCCTAGAATTAAACTGGAATCATGATTAAATAAAGCCCGGACATCGTTATCCAGCACGCCATCAAATGCACCAGGCGCTATCTGCTCACGAAACCCGCCCAAGTCCTCAGACAGTTTATTAAATACCGCTGCATGACCAAGTAGCCGTTGGTCTTTTTCTTTACCCCGGACTTCAATTTTACTATCATAGAAACGTCGTTCAATTTTCATTGTTTATCACCAATTTGAGTAATTCAGATTTGCTATTCCAAGTTTGAAACATTAATTCAAGATCATCCGCAGAAAGTATTTTTTCTTGCAGGCTTGTGATATAAGTGCGTGCTACAGACCCCTCAACACATAAATGATCGGATAAATATTGACTATGTTTTTTCAAAAAATTGTCTACAGATTGACTAAATCCTTCTGCATCGTTATTATCCAGGTATTTACGTTTGCACCGGATAAACTCTATCTTTTCGCGATTCGATACCCGCTCAACTGCTTTATCCCGAATAGTCGTTGTCGGTATTAAATTCATCGGAATCAAATTCACGTCGCCGCCTTTCACCGGATCACGCTCTTCCATCTCCCGGACTTCGTTAGGAGTCAAAAAACCATTCTGAATACCCGTCGAATACGCTGCATAACGACTGTTAATATCCCCACGCTGCAAGCCATCAACAGAAAACTTCAAATATTCGCCCTTATTCAGTATTTTCTTTTTGACTTCTTGTTCCCATCGAATTAGCCAAGGGACAAGAGAATGCTGGACAAACTCAATGGATCGCTGTTCCATGTTGCCAAACGTCATCCCCGTGGTATCATTCAGCATGTGCTGGGGGATGCGGTAGATTCGCGCTATATCTGTAACTTCAAACTTGCGTGTAGCCAGTAATTGAGCATCTTCTGGCGTTATCCCTATTTTTTGATACTTCAACCCCTGCTCAAGTACCATAGTGCTGTGAGCGTTATCCAATCCAGCGTAGTTATCGTTAAACTGTTTTCGCAGGCGATCTACGACTTCTTGATTAAGCGGTAAAGGGGATTCCAGTACGCCACTCACAGACCCGCCATTTTTAAAAAATCTTGCGCCATACTTGGCTGCTGCCATACCCAAGCCAATGCTTTGTGCGTGCATTGTGATCGGCGAATAACCGACCAATCCATTGAACCCCAGCCCTTTGACATGCAGTACATCTTTTGCGGCAAGATAAATGTCTTTGCCATCGTCTTGATTGACTTTGTAGATGACTTCGCCGTTGATACGGTCAACGCCGACCTTGTCTGGTAACAATGGCCACAACGACCGTAACGCGCCCCTACCGTCACGCTGAATCAGTGCATAGGCATTGCCATACGTGAGAATATGCGCCTGCAATGTTTCTCTAAACGTAAAGGAGGTCATTTCACTGTTTGGCGCAAACTGTAGCAACTCAGCCCGGCTGTCATTTAAGACAACCCGGCGGTTTTTCTTAATCGTATAAATGTGCACCGGCAATTGCGCTACCGATTCAGAAAGCACGCGCACAGCGGCCCACACTGCGGAGTATTGCAAGGCTGTTTTCGGGGTGACTTCAATACCAGTATCAGAATTGCCAGCGAATAAATCTGTCAACCACTTGGCCGGATTGGATAGCGGAGTTGTCGGATTCTCTAAACTGGCCCGGCGGGTAATATCTAAACCAAATATTTGCATGAATACATTTTCATGCTTTCCTAAGTTTATGCTGCGGGCATTTGCTGCATTACAAAACGATAACGTCTCGCTCAAGGTATACACTGGCTTCTGGTTCTTTTTCACCGTAAGCCAGAGACATCGCCATAATTAAAGCTACTGCGCCATCAATTTTATTTTCAGGGTATTGTTTGTTTGCTTGGATATTGTCTCGCGTGTCCAAATGCGCCACTACATTTGAGATCATCCAGGTCAATGCCGGATTCTTGTCATGGCGCAACTGACTGTCCAATACCTTCGCTTCCAGCAGTTTCATTGGCTCAGACATATTGGATATAATTTGTCGAACCTCGATCATCGGCGCACCTTCCGCTAATAACCTGGTGGCCAGGTAGTTCGCTTGCCAAGAATCATATCCAACCGCTTGTACTTCAAAATGCATCTGCAACCAGCGGATGTAATCTTCAATAACTGAATAATCTGTCGTATTACCACGAGTAACTTCCATGGCCCGTTCTTCGATCCACCCCAAATAATGTTGATTGCCAGGGGCCTCCGCTGTTGCTGATGGCACATAATACTTGCCGAAGATAAACATCTTGTCATTTTTCTTGAATATGATCGATATTGCGGAGATATCCTTCTTTGTGGCTAGATCGACAGCAACCCAACACGGTTCCCCATAAAAGTCATCAATAATGTTATCTATGCCACAGCTTTCCCATTTCTGCATATCCATCCAAGCAGTATCAGCATTCACCCATACACACAAATGTTTTGTCATGAAGTTGTTTTTTGCCGCTGCCATTTCTTGTGCCTTCAAACATTTACTGCGCAAATCGTCCTTATCAACAGATACGCCAAGATTAGGATTGGCTTTTATCCAGACATTCTCATTGTCCCAGCTATCCCCTTCATCGATAGTAAAGATGATCCCAAAGTAACGCTCATCATCGACAACCCCTTTCAGTATCCGCTGGGTATAGGTGTGCTGCTCAAAGCAAATACCAGCGCGATTTGACCCGGCGGTGGTAATGCACCAAATCAGCGGCGATTGCCTGGACCCGGTCGAAGTTTCAAGCACATCAAAAACGTCACGGGTTTTATGTGCATGTAATTCATCAATAATAGCACAATGCGTATTCAAACCATCCAGATTGCCACCATGATCACGAGATAATGCTTTGAATGACGACGCCGTTTTATCTACGCTGATCGAATAAGCGGATGTTGTTAAGCCGAATCTCTTTCGTAATGCAGAATTGCGATTCACCATTTGTTTCGCATCATTCCAAGTGATCAATGCTTGTGATCTTGTCGTAGCGGCGCTGTAGACTTCTGCGCCGCCTTCTTCTTCGGCTGCTAAGGTAAAAATCCCAACCCCAGAACTTATTGTAGACTTGGCGTTCTTACGGGCAACCTCAATATAAACCGTTTTATATCGTCGTTTCTCGTCACCAAACCAGCCAAATACAGTTGTCAGAATGAATATCTGCCATGGCTCAAGCTGGATCGGTTTACCGGCCCATTTGCCCTTGATATGGGTTAATTTCTCAATAAAGAAACATACTCGCCATGCTTTCTTTTCATCGAAGTGCCATCTCCATTTTTTACGCCGTAGATCATCCTTTTGACGCTGGCAGGCTTGCTTTACATGCTCACAAGCAACAACTTTGCCGGACAATACATCTTTGATATACTGATCGGCGATTGCAACATAATCACGCATCACGAATCAAAACCGCCCCAGCCGTCTTCTTGCACAGTGATCAGTTTTTCTGCCTTGCTGCGACTTGCTGGCGTCATGCCTAATTCAATCCACAACCGCTGCACTTCTTTCGACGCAGAATCCCGTGACGTTATGGCTGGGTTTCTTACTTTGTTGCCATAGTTTGACTCAGAAATTGGACCTTCCCTTCGTACAATGGCATCGCATTCTCGAAAAACCTCGTATGCTGCACACAAGTTTTCAACCACGCCCAAATCCAGCTCGGATAGCGTCCCTGTGTTTTTCAACAAAGGCGTAATTTTCTTCCAGTAGGCTGTTCCAATTGGGCCAAGCCAGTCAGGCGGCGTAATATCAACCTCAGACTCACGAAAGAATGCACGAATCGACTTGTCGCCAGTTGCAGCGCTATCCACGGCTTTCTGTAATTCGCTGACCTTGCGCCGGCCTTGCCCTCTTGTATTCAAATGTCTAGCCATTTTTCAACCTCACAGATTTGCTAAAATAACCTTGATCCCGACCAGTGCGCTTGTCATGGCATCGCTTACACAAAGGCCGAAGGTTTACCAGGTTGTTATTGCTCGAATTGCCATCAATATGATCGACAACCTCAGCAGTGGTAATGACCCCGGACACATAACAGAACCGACATAGCGGTTCCCGGCCAAGGACAATCTTTCTAATCTT